TTTATTTTTACACATTTGTATAATTTTATATATAAATTGATAAATAAATTGTCTATTTTTGGTTCTGTTGGAGGAGGGGAGGTCGAAATCAGAGGAATTGGTTTTGGAACATTCGTCTCTCTTTGTTTCTGGATTTGTGTTCACGTCTTGTCGGCTAAATTTTTGGGGAGGCACACGATGCGCATTGCCGTGGAAAGAATTAAAAGGATGGCGACAGAGGCCACCTTTGAGGGAAGCTTTGGAAAGAAAGCTGATTTTCTAAAAATGTCTGAGATGTTAGAGGGATGCATTGCCCAGGTTTTAGTAATCGGGTCCCTTTATATGGCTATATCTTTGTTTGTCATGATTTTGAGGTCTATAATATTCTATCTGTTGGATCTATGGGCTAAATATTCCGATAAAGCACACAATTATGACGTAGTTTTGACAGTAACCTTTCATGTGACATGCCTGCCACAGTTATGGGTCTTTGTCTGTATGATCTACCAAGAGGAAATTGCCGGCCTCCTCTCTTTCATTGGCCTTATAACCAGTACTGATGGGATTTGGTTGATTATTGGCATGATTCGTTATTTATATGAAAATGGAATGGAAGAATACCTAGTTTTGCGCGAGCTTGGAGACACTATAAAACCCAATGAAGGAGCTGGATGGAAAGCCTGGGTTGAGTTTGCGATAGCTACGGCTGTGTTATTGGCCAATACAGTCTATATTAGGAGATTGGTGGTTATCTCGTCCATATCCATATTGAATATTGTGCTGACTTTAAAAACTTCAACTACCTTAGTGTCAAATACCACTCACACTATAACTATGTATTTATCTACTATGACTAATTGTTTCAAGGGATTTTCCTTTTTGCCGCCACTATTATACAATTATGTAGCCACATTGATACATCTATGTAGGGTTTTTCAATGGAATTTGGGGTGGATAATGAAAGCCACATATTTAGTTCTTATTCTAACAGTCCAAACGTTGGCTTTTACTCTCATGTTGATATTGACCCTAGCTTGGCGGACTTACAATGTTTTTAGGCAGTTCAGATCTGTCTATGCTATGGTATACGTGGTGACAATTGCGATTACAGGAGGGAGCAGTACGACTAAATTGGCCAGTTTTTTCTTTCAAACAATTCACAAGTCAGATGTCTTTGCCCAGTATTCCATGAGTGCATTTGAAGAGCTAACACGACAATTAGGTGGTGGAGGTTGGAAGCAGAAAAGGAGTTCAGACAAACGGAAGAAGGGAGCCGTTCCCAAACCACCCCCGAAAACTCAACCAAAGCATGAGTTCAGCAGGAAAGAGGAGTTGCGCCAGGAGAAACACAAAGGGGATGTCGGAGCAAACTTCAATTGTTTTAGAGATGCAGTTTACGAAAAGATGGGCTACCGAATGAATCGTTTTAAGGATATTGTTGGAGAATACAAAAAGATCG